TGAGGTCGTGAGTTGAAAGACACAGGATCACCGCGCGGTACTTGTCCACGTCGTGTCGACCTCCTTGTGAGGTCGTGAGTTGAAAGAATTAAAGGGGTGACATCGTGTCAGTAATGAGCAAGACCAAGTGGAAAAATTTAATAATCAAACAGCTTACTGCTCTCGGTTTGCAGAATGATGCTTATGAAAGCACGGTTGAATCCCTTGCGGCTATTCTTGAACAGCGCGACAAGACGTTCGAGGAGTTTCAGAAGAACGGCGGCAAGTCAGTGATAGAGTACACGAACAAGGGCGGCTCCACAAACATGACGAAGAATCCGCTTCTGGTCTTGTGGGATGACCTTAACAAGACGGCGCTTGCGTACTGGCGCGAACTCGGTCTTACCCCGTCGTCGTATAAGAAGCTGACCGGAACTGGAGCGAAGCAGGAAGAATCAAAGAAAGGACTGGCGGCGGCTCTTGCATCCATCGAAAGCTAAGAACTGGCGCACAGTTATACAGTACGCAGAAAGTATAAGAGATGGGAAAAAGGTCGCTTGCCCTGAACTGCAACAGGCGGTTGACCGGTTCTTTCGAGACCTGGAGAATCCTGAGTATGAGATGACTTACCGGGATCCAGAATTCTGTATCCAGATCATAGAAAAGACGATATGCCACCAACAGGGCGAACGACTTGACGGAACACCGCTCCGCGGAGAACCGTTCCTGTTAGAACCGTTTCATAAATTTATAATTTACAATCTTGTCGGGTTTAAACATAAGGGCACGGAAATCTTAAGGTTTCACGAGGCTCTTATTTTTATACCGCGAAAAAATATCAAGACTTCATTCGCCGCCGCACTCGCGTGGGCGCTGTCATTATTGTACCGGAGAAGCGGAGCAAAGACCTACATCGCGTCTGCTGCGCTCATGCAGTCGCTTGAAAGCTTCAATTTCTTGCAGTACAACGTAGACCGCATGGGAGAGAATCAGAAGAATGGAGGAAGCATCAAGGTTATTGATAATAATAACGAGCACAGTATTGAATCAACGCTTGAGGACGGATATTTCTATATCCGCGCACTTGCAGCGAATCCGGATGCGCAGGATTCCCTGAACTGTAATATAGCAATCTGTGATGAAATCCACGCTTTTAAGAAACCGAAGCAATACAACTTGTTTAAAGAGGCTATGAAGGCGTACACAAATAAGTTGCTGATCGGGATATCAACTGCTGGAGATGATGAACAGTTATTTCTTGGACAGCGCTTAAAGTATTGCCGGAAGGTACTGGATGGAACAGTAAGGGATGAACAGTATTTTATTTTTATGTGCTGCGCTCCGGAAGGAATAAAGGATGGATCCGTAGATTTTACCGATCCGGAAGTGCATGAGATGGCAAATCCGGCATATGGCGTTTCCATCCGTCCGGATGAGCTGATGAATGACGCTCTGCAGGCACAGAACGATCCACAGCAGAGAAAAGATTTTTTTGCAAAATCGCTGAATGTCTACACCAATTCGCTGAAAGCATATTTCGATATAGATGAGTTCCGGAAGAGCGATAGAAAATATGACTGGACGATTGACCAGTTGGCAAAACTTCCGATTCAGTGGTACGGCGGCGCAGATCTGTCGAAGCTGCACGATCTTACTGCGGCGGCTCTGTTCGGAAATTATCGCGGAACGGATATTATTATCACTCATGCGTTTTTCCCGGTTGTGGCCGCACACCTAAAAGCGGACCAGGACAACATTCCCCTGTTTGGGTGGGCCGAGGATGGGTGGCTGACATTGTGCAACAGTCCGACGGTCAATCAGGCAGATATAATTAACTGGTTCTGCGATATGCGCGATAAAGGATTTAAGGTCAAACAGGTTGGCCATGATAGAAAATTCTGCCGGGAATATTTTATCGGCATGAAGAAGGCACGTTTTAATATCATAGACCAGCCGCAGTATTATTACAAAAAATCAGAAGGTTTCCGCCATATAGAAAAGAGTGCAAAAGACGGGAATCTTTTTTATTTGCATTCTGAAGCATATGAGTATTGCGTGGAAAACGTAATGGCCGTGGAGAAGACAGATGACATGATTCAATATGATAAGGTACAGCCGGAGCATAGGATAGATTTATTCGACGCTTCGGTTTTTGCGTGTGTTCGATATCTTGAAAATCTGGAGCGAAGCCGAAAGGCTAATGAGTGGTTTGGAAAGGAGACAAAACATGAATAAGAGACAGCGTCAGAAAATGAAAGCAAGGGCAGAGCCGGCGGCGCAGAGCAAGACAGTGTCGTGGCTGTGCAGCAGTGAAGCGTTCGAAACGCTGACGTGTCAGGGGTATACAAATCTGGCACACAATCCTGAAATAATAACCGGAGTCGGAAAGATTGCGAAGTTGATCGGAAGTATGACAATACATCTGATGCAGAACACAGATGACGGAGATATCCGGGTGAGAAATGAACTCAGCCGAAAAATTGACATCAACCCATTTTCAAATATGACACGGTCATTATTCATTCAGTGGATTGTAATGACAATGTACCTATACGGGGAGGGAAACGCAGTGGTGTATCCGCAGTTCCGGAGAGGATATCTTCGGGACCTGAAGCCCATACCTGCATCAATGGTCAGTTTCATTCCTGACGGATTGTGGGAATATACCGTTTCGATTAACGGAAAGGAGTATGCCGCGGATGAAATCCTTCATTTTGTACTGAATCCCGGAAATTACTACCCGTGGCGGGGCGAGGGGCTGCACGTTGCGCTGAAAGACGTAGCGAACAACCTGAAGCAGGCGGCCGCTACGGAAAAAGGATTTATGCAGAGCAAGTGGAAACCCAGCATTATTGTCAAGGTTGATGCCCTGACAGATGAGTTTTCCAGCCCGGAAGGTCGTTCGCGGTTACTGAGAGATTACATTGACACATCCGAAGTCGGAGAGCCGTGGATGATCCCGGCGGAACAATTTGCAGTAGAACAGGTTAAGCCATTATCACTGTCGGACTTGGCGCTGTCGGATATGGTCCAGATTGATAAAAAGACGGTCGCTTCTATTTTGGGGGTGCCGCCTTTTGTTTTGGGCGTTGGAGATTTTAAGAGGGACGAATGGAACAACTTTATTTCTTCGACGATCATGCCGGTTGCTCAGATGATTGAGCAGGAACTGACAAAGAAGCTTCTTTACAGTCCGGAACTTTATTTTCATTTTAATCCGCGATCACTATACAACTACGAACTTAGAGATCTCGCGGCTATTGCAGACGATCAGTATATCCGCGGAATTATGACAGGAAATGAAGTAAGAAACTGGATCGGACTCTCCCCGACGGAAGGATTGAACGACCTTGTGATTCTTGAAAATTATATTCCGCGCGGAATGATCGGAGATCAAAGCAAACTTATACAGAATGGTGAAGGGGGTGAGTAAGTGGAACAAAGAATAATGAAAATGAAAAATGCAAAGATCCGTGAAGATGGCGGGAAGCGATATCTGGAAGGATACTTTGCAGTATTCGGAGAGCCTTATCAGGTATGGGATGGCTGGATAGAAACGATTGAGCGGGGAGCGTTTGCGAGGTATCTTGCGAGCGGCGAAGACACGAAAGTGTTATGGAATCACGACAGCAATATAGTTCTTGGCTCGACCGGAAACGGGACGGCGGTACTCCGGGAAGACGAAATCGGACTTTTCGGAACAGTAGAAATTAACGAAAACGATTCAGAAGCAGTCAGCGCATATGCCCGTGTAGCACGGGGAGATGTAGATGGCTGCTCTTTTGGTTTCGATATTGGCCGCCAGGAAGAGTGGTGGGACGAAGAAGGGATCTATCACACAAAGATTACAGAAGTCGATCCGCTGTTTGAGGTTTCGCCGTGTACATTCCCTGCGTATAAGGCAACAAGTATTTCCGCCCGCGCGAAAGACAGCCTGGAAGATGCCCGGAAACGGTACGAACAGGCACAGAAACAGAAAAGAAATGAGTGGCGTGACAACATGAAAACGCGCCTGAAAGGAGAAAAGAATGGCATTAAAACAGATCATGCTCAGCCGGAAAATTGAGCATAAAAAAAATGAGCTTGCTGCACTGAGAGAGAAAGACGCTGACTTTCAGACACGGGAGAAAGAGCTGGAAAAGGCGATCGAGGAGGCTCAGACAGAAGATGAGCAGAAGGCAGTTGAAGAAGAAGTCGATAAATTCGATACCGAAAAAACTGCCCATGATGAAGCAAAGGCAACACTTGAAACGGAAATCGGAGACCTGGAAGCGGAACTTGCGGAAACGGAAGTGGATCCGCCGGCCCCGGATCAGAGAAGCAAAAAAAATGAAAAGAAAGTGAGGACAAGTATCAGAATGAACAAAGCAGAAATGAATATCAGAAGCCTGCCCATGAATGTCAGAGCATTTGACGCTCTTCCTATGGAGACGCGGGAAGCAATTGTTCAGAGGGATGATGTTAAGACATTCCTGGCGCAGCTGAGAAGTATGAAAGGACAGTCCCGGGCAATTCAGGGAGGTGAGCTGGAGATCCCGGTAGTATTCTTGGAGCTGATCTCCGAAAATATGTACCGTTATTCGAAACTGCTGAACCGTGTACGTGTTAGAAATGTACCGGGAGAGGCAAGACAGACGATTGCAGGAACAATTCCCGAGGCGGTATGGACAGAAATGTGCGGCGCAATTAATGAGCTGACATTTGTGTTTAACCAGATTACACTTGACGGATATAAGGTGGCCGGATATGTGCCGGTATGCAATTCGCTGCTCGAAGACACTGTAAGCAATATTGACCTGGCTGGATGGATTGTGGAAATGCTGTCAGAGTCTATTGCGCTGGCAGAAGACAAGGCGATCCTTTACGGAAAAGGTTCGGCGTCAAATATGCCCCTCGGAATTGTTACAAGACTTGCGCAGAAATCCGCACCGGCCGGATATCCGGCGAACGCTCCGGCATGGGTTGATCTGTCTGGAACAAATATCATCAAGATTGACGGAACATCTCTGACAGGAGCGCAGTTCTGGGCGCAGCTTACACTTGCGGCTGGAAATACATTTACACGGTACAGTCGGGGAAATCAGTTCTGGGCAATGAACTCCAAAACAAAAGCACAGCTGAAATCAAAGCTGATTACATTTACGGCAAACGGAGATATCGCTGCTAATCTGTTCGAGACTCTTCCGATCGTGAACGGGGACATTGATACTCTTGAATTTATTCCGGACGGCGACATTATCGGAGGATATGGAGATCTGTATCTGTGGGCTGACAGAAGATCTATTGTGATTGACCAGTCCGAACATGTGCAGTTTATCCAGGACAATACCGTATTCCGCGGAAAAGCAAGAGCAGATGGAGCGCCGGTTATTCCGGGGGCATTTGTGGCAATTAATATTAACAACCAGGAAGTAACAACCGTGATGGATTTTGCAGCTGATACAGCAAATGATGCGGATCTGAACGCACTGGCTATCGGAACAGAGACCCTTTCTCCGGGAACGTTTGATCCGAAGGTAACCACATATACGATTGCTGCAGCGAAGAATGCAAGTGACAAGATCGAGGCTACACCGGCCCAGGCATCTGCGAAGGTGGAAATCAGCTACGGCGGTAAGAATATTAGAAATGGCGGAACAATCACATGGACGGCGGACAACACAGCGCATCCGCTGACAATTACGGTCAGAAACGGAAACGCTGTTAAAGTCTACACAGTAAATGTGACGAAAGTGTCTGCCTGATTGGAGGTAAGACATGACAAAGGATGATCTGCTTACGCTGCTGAAATCAAATCTGGATATAGTGTTTTTAGATGATGCAAAAACAAATTATCTGCAGTTTTTGATTGAGTCGGCGATTCAGTTTATTGCTCGGGAGGGCGTAAAGCTCTCCGAGCCGTTTTCTGTGGAGGATGGAAATCTGATTGTCATGTACGCCGCATATCTCGACCGGAAACGAGCAACGGATGAGCCTATGCCACGATCCCTTCGCTGGGCACTGAATAACAGAGTATTCGGGAGGAAATCAGATGGTACTTGATGCGGGAATTGCGAATATTTTCAGGGGACGGAATGCGGCCGAAAATGGAGAAATCCCGAATATGGTGTATGATACCCAGGTTTTTTCCAGCTATTATGGCGAAAAGACGGTTGGGTTTTCCCGGTTTTTTACGGCGAAGTCGAACGACAGCCAGGCGGATTTTCTGATTGAAATACAGCGGTGCGGAGCGATAATTCCGAATGACGTGTGTAAAATGCAGTCGTTTGTAGATTCCGGGATATCCGGGACATACAAGATAGTGCAGGTGCAGCATGTGACTGACGAAGATGGGCTCCTGAAAACGGACCTTACCCTACAGAGAGTGGACCCGATAGAAGGTGATGCGAATGGAACAAATTAAAAATATGCTGACTGGATTATCAGCAAAATGTTACAGAACAAATGCCCCGCCGGGAAGTAAGCCGCCATATACGGTATATGACCGTGACGGGGCAAATGATTTTGTTGCAGGTGGTCGGCATGTCGAAAAGGCGGCAGAGGGCACGATTGATCTGTATACAGCGAACCCGGATGATCCGCTGAAAGACCAGATCGAGTCCGGGCTGGATGATCTGGCAGGCATGACAACAATAAACTGGTATCTGAACAGTGTTCAAGATGAAACTGAGGCCGGAAGCCCTTCTTCGGGGTATACCGGTCTCATTCATTTTGAATGGGTTTTCCAGATCGGAGGCTGAAAATGGCGCGGATTAAATGGGGAAAAGAACTGGAAAATTACGCTTCCAGAATTGCAAAACTCGGTAGCTATTCCGGAGAAATCTGCGGAAAGGCTGTGTATGAGATGGCGGGAATTGTGGCGGATAAAATTAGAGATAATCTTAAATCTATTCACTATATTTCAGATTCAGAAGGCATGAAGAGGTATTCAAGCGGACAGAAGGCAGAACTGACATATAGCGAAAAAAAGGGACTACTCGAAAGTCTGGGAATATCTCCTCTTGAAAACGACAAAGGGTACTTGAACGTAAAGATCGGATTTGACGGGTACAACGACGTGCGAACAAGAAAGTATCCGAACGGACAGCCAAACGTAATGATTGCCAGATCTGTAGAAAGCGGCTCATCTGTCAGGGATAAGCACCCGTTTGTTCGCCCGGCTGTAAATGCGGCAAAGGCGGAAGCACTAAAAGCATGTGAAAAAGTAATTGATGAAGAAACGAAAAAAATCATGGAGTAAAGGAGAAAAAATATGGTTACAACTGGATTTTCAAAACCTTATGTGGCGAAATATGGGACTTCAGAAGGTGCGGCGTCGAATACATATACCGGCGGAATGAAGCTCGGAAGAGGAGTCGAAGTGTCTATTGAAGTGGAGGCTGCGGACGACAACAATTTTTATGCCGACAATGTAATTTCTGAGTCAGCAGCGGCGCAGTTTACAAGTGCGTCAGGAACAGTTACTGTAGACGGACTCGAAAACGATGCGGCAAAACTGATTCTTGGTCTGCCTGAACCGAAAAGTTTTGAAGTTGAAACATCTAAGCAGGTACAGATGCAGGGATATGGTGGAGTTATGGATCCGCCTTATGTCGGCTTTGGTTACATTAGAAGAACAATGATGAAAGGGAAGACGTCGTTTTACCCGGTTGTCCACCCTAAAGTACGATTTGCAATTCCGTCTGATTCAGCTGCTACTCAGGAAGATGTAATTGACTGGCAGACTCAGGAGCTGTCCACTACTGTTCTCAGGGATGATACAACTGCAAATAATTGGAAGCTGACTACAGCGACAGGATGTGAAACAGAAGCAGAAGCGGAAGCGGTAATCAAAAAATATTTCAATATTGTCGATGAATTAAGTTTGCAGGATGCTGATTCGGAAGGAGAAACTGAATGATTACTGTAAAAATTGCGGGAATCGAATACCCGATTGCGTATACGGTTGAGGCACAGTCTGAAATGGCGGAAAAGGCTGGAGGGCTGGATCACATCAAAGACATGATCGGGAACGATCAGCTGTCAAATATGACAGTGCTATTGATTATGATGCGCGCGGGTCATCACCGCGAAAAAGTTCTGGCAAAAATGGCAGGGACAGAAGAAGCGCCGAAAGAGATTCCGACAGAAGAAGAGTTAAGAGCCATTATGTTAATGGGCGAATGGCGGGATGCAATGAAAGCCATGTCAGAAGCCATGACAGAAGGAAATAAATCGGAAGTTGAA